AGCAACTTGACTCATGCTAGATTCAAATTCTGAACCAACCTTTACTGCTGCAACACCCAATGCACCTGCAGCCGCCGCACCTACAGCGGCTGCACCTGCAACAACTTTTGTTACCTTACCAATTCCATTAATAGCCCCTTTTGTAGCTGAAATTGCAGAAGTAAGGCTTTTATCTACCTTGCCGCCTATTCTTATTGCTAATTCCATTTCTTTACTTTTCGCCACTTCTATACACCTCTGGGACTATATCCATCAAATCAAATATTTCATCTATGGGTAACTTTTCTATTTCCAAAAAACTTGTATGAGTTGCTATCCCTAACGAGACAGCTACCTTTCTAATTGCATTTCCATATTCAGGAGTTATTCTCCTGAATAAATAAAATTTGCGATTCTATTTTTAATCTTGATAACCAGTGGAGCAGGCATGCCCATGTAAAATTCAACTGGCATAGCAGTGATCCTAGCCGCCATGTAGCACGCATACTCAATTGAAAGTTCAGCATTGATTGGAATGATTATTCCGGCTGTAGTTAACTGCCTATTAACCCATGCCATATCTGCGCCGCTAATATTCTTCAATCCGCTCAAATCAACAGATGTGTATTCCTTCTTTTCAAAAATGTAAGGTTTGTTGAACAACACAACGTATGGTTCATCAATTTCAACGATTTCTACTTCATTCTTTTCTGCCATTTTTCTGTCCCTTTCCACGAAAAAGGGAGAGGTATTTACCTCTCCCTTTAAAACTATTTATTTATGATATAAAACTATTCGTTTATACCAATGCTCTAACTTTTTCCATCAGATCTACACCATTAACAGCATATTTCATGTTTAACTTATCAAGTTCAAGCATTACTGTATCATTTACTTCTTCAAGCAAATATGTACATTCGATTGTGATAGAACCTGCTAATCCCTGTCCAGCTTTCATTGAGCCTCCAGTCTTGGACTTGCATCTACCTCTAACTGCTACTCTGACACCAATCATTGACACTTCATTTGTGGAAGGGTCAATAGTCTGCTGTGCAGCTCTAAGTGTCAAAGACACTGGCTTATTCTGGACACATAATCCGTAAAGTTCTTCTGTAGCGCTTCTAAACGGAATAGTAAGCTCTATACTTCCGAAATGTCCGATTGTAGGAGAATCAATTTCTCCTAAAATGCCAGGACCAGAAATAGTTTCTGTGATTGATTCAAGATCAGGAAGTGTAACTTCTTCTGATACTCCAATCAACTTACTATTATCATTATAAATATTGTAAGCATTAATCTTCTCAGGAATCTGATTCATTAGAATTCACCTCCCATAAGTGCATCTTCAAGCATTGAAGGGTCAAACTCAAGAACATTAACAATGTCCTCAGCGGGTGTGTAAGGTGCAAGATACTGATGGAACTGAATCTTTCCGTTGAGAATATCTGTAATAGGATTCTCACTTTCAATAAATTCAATTCTGCATCCAGCACATTTGCCCTGTGCAACATACGCATTGCCTCTGATATTCTCAGAATCAACAATAGACTTAATAAGTCTGTAGTCTGCAGCTTTATCTACTTTCTGGAAGTAAGTGAGGATAAATGAATTACCCCACCAAGTGAAGAATCTTCTGCAGTTAATCCATCTGTCTTTTGGATCAGTTGTTGAAGGATATGTACATGTATTGTTTCCCCATGTCTTAAATCCATTCTGATTAATTGCTGTTACAACACCGATAGAATTAACCTGATTAGCCTGCTCTCTATCCAGAATAATTTCTTTTCCACTCTCTGCTACAAGTCCATTGATTGACATTGGTCTGTTCGAACCGAATGAAGGAACATCATCATTCTTAACATCGTAATAGCAAAGATTAGCTGCAAACACAGCACTGTAATACAGTTTCTTATCAGCTACTGCTACCATAGGCCATGTAGCGATGCATCTCGCACTTGTAAGCCCCTGTTTTTCTTTCTGTACTTTAACATCTGAGTACTTAGTAGCACCTGATGCAGTACTGTCAATATCAACAACACACTCGCAAGAGAAACAACCATTGATATTCTCACATTTTGCAACCATAACAGCTGATACAGCTGCACTCTTTGAAAAGCCTGGTGCAAGAAGAATGCCCGGTGTCATTCCAAATCTAGGATATATCTGTTTGATAAGTTCCAATCCTGATGTTTCATCAGTAGATGCATTATATCCACCGATGATGTCAGCTTCTGTAACCTTAGTAACATCAATTGCTACACCAGATACAGTGAGTGAAGTTGCTGAGTATGCAGAACCACTTTCAAGCAATGTGATAACTGGATAACCATAATTATCAAATGTTGCTATATAATCAACGTCTGCTGTAAGAGTTGCATCAGAAGCTGTAACAACTAATTTGTCGAGAAGCATACCTTCTACTTCAAGTGTTGCTACATGCTTTGATACAGGTATTTCTGTTTCATCCACATCCTTGTTGTGCTTCTCTGGATCAAGAACATTGATAAGCACTAATGGTGCAACAGGTGTAAGATTGAAGGAAGCATATACTGCATGATTGATTGTATAGCTCATATTTGAGTTATAACCGACTTCTGCAGTTGCTTCTTCTAAGTTATAAACGAGTTTTGGTACGTTTGTAGCTGAGTATGGATCCTTTGCCAAATGAACAGGTGCAGTACCAACCACTACCTGAAGACCACAATTGCCCTCAATTGGAGCAACAATACTGGTTTCAGCTTCAAGAATCCTTACGCCATGATTGTAAGCCATGAATTCTTACCTCCTTAAACTATTAGCAGCCTTTTCAAATAGTATTGAGTACTGCTGTGAATTTATAAACTCTGGGAGACTTTCCACTTTTATCAGTAAACTATTAAAAAACGGATGTTCTTTTAAAAATTCTCTTTCAACAAGTGGTAATTCTCCGTTATACACATTATTTTTCTTAATTATGTTCGGTACCGTTGGACCCACATAAATTTTGGTTGTAACAGCTGTACTATCTACAGTCTGTTCTTTCTCTATCGGTTTTTCGGTAACGCATGTTTTCTTTTTCTTTATCATATTAAATCGCTCTCCATTTTTGGTGCTGGAATCGAAAAAGGAAGACTAACAGCTCCAAAATAATAAGGATATGTATCAGAATCATAATTCTGTAGTCCCCACTCAACGCCCTCTTCAATAACATAATGTTTAGCAAGTATAGGATTTTTAGCAAAACGTTCTACGATGCCATTAATAATATGCATTGCATCTCTATAGCCCTGCTTATTGTGTTCATCATCAAACACGCCTATAACCAAGTCACAATTTACTGATGACGAAATACTTTGGTCATACATTGGCACTGTTCCACCTGACACACAAACCAGTACATAAGGGAATGCATTATTTAATGTTTCTTCATCCACCAAACCATTTTCTAACTGTTCCTCAGTATACTGTTCAGTATCAATTGCATCTAAAAAAGGAATCTCCTGTTTGTAAACATTCAATTCCCTTCTTTCATCTGTTCCAGGTACCTTAAAGGTCTGGCCTTGAAATATGTCCTGTATTTCTTTTATTAAATTGTCTTGTAAAAATTCTGGAATCATGAACTTTTAATCATCCTTGCTATTCTATTATTCATTTTTGTCAGCAAAACTTTATTAATATCGGGCTGAATAAGTCCATATACATGTTTTTCGGAACCAATCATCTGTGGTATAGACAATGCTTTTACTTCAGCGATTTTCAATCGCTTTTTACCTTGTCTTACCGCTACTGCTATATGGTTTACACTAGAGCCTTTTTTCCCTTTATTTGTGTCCTTCTTGCGTGTCTGACCTTTTGCCGCAATATTGTTTACAAATGCTTTATTGCCAAACTTCACAAGAGTTTTTAATGACCCTTTCACAACAGCTACCTTTGCTCCATCCGATGAAGCTTTTGCCTTAAATTTATACAAAGATATCTGTTCACCATGAGTCTTAATTACAGCTTCAAGATGTGATGCTGTAGCTCTCTTTATTGGCATTGCTCTTTTAAAGCCAGCCGCTTTGACTGTGTAAGTCTCTCTCGCCTTTTTCGCAAGCTTTTGTTGGGACCATCTAGCAGTATCGTTGAGAACATCTTTTATTACAGTAGGACTCTTATTGCTAAGATCACCTAGTGCTTTTTCAACTCTTTTTTGAGTTTTCTTATCTATCTCAACATTTATCATGATTTAACAGCCTCTAAATGGAGTGAATATACGCCATATTCATTTTCTGCATCTCTTATGACAAATTCTTTGCCATCAATAGACAGCAATTTCCCTGGTATTGGAAGTGCCCCAAATTCTTTAGATGGGATATAAACAAGGGTCTGCTTCTTTGCAGTAGCATCACTTACATTTTTCATGCGCTTTTCACGATAGGTTAGCTCATGATCGTCAAGTTGGATGCATATCTGTCGAGTCCAATTCCCATATTTAATGGTATGCTCGTCCGAAAACTCATTGACATTAAAAAATGTTCTAGGGACATCTGCCCTTGCATGCTCCTTAAAGGTCATTGTGGCAATTCCTCTTCGAATGTCGGGATATCATCTTTTTTCTTTCGTCTTGTAGCTTTTTTTGCCACCTCTTTCGGCTTTTCAACCTCTTTGGTGGTTTCTTCGGTAACTATTGATTCTGTTAAAGAATCCTTATCATCCCCAGAAGCTGTTTCTACAGTAGGTTTTGCAAATGCTGCAATTTTATCTGCATATTTGCATACTCCTAAATCTACAAAATATGCTTCCTTCTCATCAGATAGAGAGAAGGGAGCATCATTAACAGTTTTAACTCCTAATGGAGTTCCGACTAATCCCTGAACTACTTTTATCATCTTTTCGGTCCTTTCTCTCACAGTCTTAGAGCACTGTAGCTGAAATCCAAGGATTCTTAGCCTTAGGCATCATCAGTGGTCTAGCTGTAAGTGTAAGTGTTCTAACGTTGTTATTAACGTCAGCAACATACTTAGGTACACGTTTTCCAACATAGCTATGGAATTCTCCATCAGCCTGCTCAAGCTGTGTAACACAGCCATAAGCAGTCTTACCTGCGCCTGGTGCTGTTACAACAATCTGATTTGCTGGAATAAATGGAACAATAGCACCAGCCTCATTCTTATATGTCTGATCATATGTGATAACATTCATCATATGTCCAAACACATTAAGGCGGCAAAGGATAACTGCTGTACCATCATCTGTAAGCTGTGGATTATAGTTTCCAAGGTCGAAACGTCTATTGTCCAAATATTTCTGAATTTCAGCATTCTTCTGAATTGCATCTGCAACATCTGCACCTACAACCACATCAGAAGCAGCATTGCCAGCTGATGTAAGGAATTTAATCATTGCACGAAGGTCGCCAAAAATATCTGCACCTGCTGCATCCCATTTTGTCGAAGGTGTATAAATAGCTGGATTAACTGCACCATCAAAGAACTTAATTGTGCTTTCAATGCCAAGGCTCTTATCATCAGCGATTTCTTTAACAACGCAAGAGTTATTCAGCATGGTTTCTGCTGCCATAGCTTCCTCACGTCTAACAATCATTCTGTTCATCTTCTTTGCGTCTTCTGTAAGCATTGCAATCTGTCTAGCTTCAGGAGAAAGCCCTGAGAAAAGTGCTTCTCCAAGACCTTTTCTCTTAAGATCATCAACTGTAATACCCATCTTAGGTGCAATATTAGCAGGCTCATATGCTTTTGCACTGTAACCTTCACGCATTACTTCAACGCCGTTCTTTCTAGGAACTACAAAAGGAGCAATCGCCTGATCTCCATCCATATACTCAACTACAACCTCATCGCTATTGAAAAGGTCTGTAGCATCGTTAGTAGGGAAATATCTATCCTTAAGGAAAGATGATACAGGAACTTCCTGCTTTACTGCTGCAAGCAGTGTCTTAGTCTTAATAAAATCCATGTTTTAGTCCTCCTTAGATTGCATCTTCTACAATGATGCCAACCTGTCTAAGATTTGCGATATCAGTTGCTGCAAGGGCATATCCTTCAGCTACGATAAGGCTTCCTTTAACGAAGCATCCATTCTTATATACGTTTGCTACTGTAGCTGTAGACTCATCTACTTCTACATCATCAGCTACCACAAATGAAGCTGTAGCGCCTGTTTCAAGTACTTTACCAGCTTCATCGACAACTGTGCCTCTTAGCACTTTGCCCTGTCCTGCTACAAGCTCAATCTGTCCTACATCGCCTTCACGAATTACAAGATTGTCATATTCCTGCTTGCTCAAATCTTTACTATAAGCCATAACTATGCCTCCTTCTTCATGAATGAAAGTGCTTCAGCAAGTGCTTTAGCTTCTACATCTTCACTCTGTTCACCTACCTCTGGCTGTGCTGCTACAGCTGTTACACCCATAGCACCAGAATTATCAACATCTGCCTGCATACCAGCTAAAAAGTTTGCATTCTGAATTCTTTCTTTCTTCATAGCTTCAAACGCAAGATCCTTGGCATCCATAGGCTTTTCACCATACTTAGCCATTTCAACCAAATCCTTATCAAGAATCTGATTCTCAATGCTTTCAATATCCTTAATTCTTGCACGCTCTGCAGCGACAGCATTCTTAATCTCTTCAGCATGTGAATCGCTGATAGCATGTGTTGCTTCGTCTGCAATCTGTGCTACTAAATCAGGATACTGGTTTTTGATTTCCTCAACGGTCATCTCTTCTACCTCCTTATTAGTAGTAACTCTGTTATCTATATCAACAACTGGTGTTGTGATATTTTCAAATCGTTTCATTCCGTCTGGCATTGTTGGGAACAATCTTCCATTCATAGGAATTCCATTACATAGCACCATGTGCTTATCTGCTGTGGCTCTCATATCAACTTTTCCACTGATAATTTCATCAGCAAAACCAAGCTCAACAGCATCTGATCCAGTCATCCAAGTTGTTTTATCAACCATAGACTTAAGTTTTTCTTCCGTCTGACCTGTGGATTCCATATATACCTTTACTACAGTCTCGTTTGCACTCTTAAGCTGTTTAAGCACATCATTCAGAGCTGGAACATTGTACCAGTCAAACAATAAAGTCGAAGCCCCATGAATCATAATCTGTGAGCTTTCATATACCTGTCTTTTGCTACCAGCCTGAGCAATGATTGAAGCTGCTGAAGCCGCCAAACCATCAACGATAGTAGTTACATTATCCATTTCTTTAAGTCGGTTATATATTGCTACTCCAGCCCATAAATCACCGCCAACAGAATTAATTCGTACTGTAATATCTTTTGCGAACTTGACTGTTTCCAAATCCTGTAAGAATTCGGCAAGAACTATGTATAAACCATCATCTTTTTCACCAGTCCACCAGTCAGTAGGTCTATCCTGCACAACCTCTCCATACATAGTAATTTCAGCACTGTCATTTTCCAGTGCAATATTGTATGGCTTAAGGTCTTTTTTTAGGCTTGCGATATCAACTGTTTTAATTTGCATCTTCTTTCACCTCATTAACTTCAGGGCATATTTCTCGAAGTTTTTCTTCCTCTCTTTCAAGTTTGGCCATATTGCTTCCCCAATCTGAACCATTTAATCTTGTAGTTGCATCTTCATGTGTTGTAAAACCATTCTGAATAGCAAGAATTTCTGCTTTAACTTCTTTAATAGGGTCGAGCTGTCCTTGCGCTGGTCCAATCCATTCAGAATTAAGCCAAGCATTTTTAATAATTGGATCATTAAAAAAGCCAGGGCAAGATAATCTTCCTCTGGCTACTGCTTCTGACATCCATATTTTATAAATTGGTCTGCAAAAATCATTTACAAACCATTCTCTATACATCTTAAAGGACTTCCATGCCTCCAAAAGAGCTGCTCTTGATGCTGAATAAGATGCTGTGAACTGCTTAAGAAGCAATTCGCTTGGTATTTCCAATGCCGCACCCATTTGAAGTGCTAAGGCCTTCATAAAAGTATCAAATCCGCTATTAGGATGCGTTGGATTTCCAAATACGATATCCTCACCTGGATTCATCACATTTATGCTTCCTGGTCCCATTTCATACTCATTAGGATCATATGAAGCTTCTGTTGTATCGCCTTCATTTCCAACCTCGTTAAAAGGCATATCTGTAACAGAAGCCTCAGTTTTTATAAAGGCAGTAAAAAAGGATTGAACCATTGCCGCCTGTAATTCGCTCTCTGTATATCTTCGTGTTTGAAGAATAGGCTCAATAATTTGCGCCAAATATGACACGCCTCTGTACTGATCAGGTCGCTCACTACTCATAACATGAATGATGTTAGGCAAACCAGTATTTTCTCCAATAGCTTCTACTCTTACCCATTCTGTAGGTTCTGAATTATATTCATATGGATAAGTATTACGAATCCAATATGCAACAACTTTACCATGATTATCTACTTCAACTCCATCATGAATCTTGTAGCCAGTTTTAGTGTTCTTGCCTTCAGTATTTACAACAATATTGCTATATGTTGAGTTCTCGATAGGTGTACTAATCCTATCTGCTTCAATAATATGAATACGGAAGCCATAAGGATAATCCTTTGTAGGCATAACATCCTGTCTAAGTGCAAAAACGTCACCAGAAGTCAACCATGAGCTATATGCAAGCTGCTGGATTTCATAAAAATCATTCATAGCGGTTGAATCACATGCTTGCTTATCATTCGCCCATAATCCAAATTCTAGCTTAATTTTTCTTTCAATTTCCTCTGCCTGTTCAGCAGATAGTTTTAACACTTCTTGCCTAATTTTGGGATTAACTTTTAAGCCTAATCCTATGACATTTGTTCTTGACGTTTTAATCGCACTAGTAGCAATTGGAGCCGCCATATATAACATTCTTGCTCTTTGCCTTAGTGTATAATTATTAGTGTCAATATCTTCAACCGGACTGCCCGATTGGACTTTGAAGCCCTTAAGACTCCGCTTTGTATGAGATGCCCCTGCATCTCCATACCCTTTATTACTTATTTTTTTATCAACCTTGGCCTGTGCCATACTCTTATCCTCAAAAAAGTGGTGAGAGAAAGGACTAAAAGCTCACCACTATATTAACTTTCGTTAATACCTTATTACCAATCTCTAGGAACTACACCGACACATTTTCGTGCCTTTGCCCCAGATAACATATTTTCCAGTTCATCCTGATTATCATAAAGCTTAGTCAATTCATCTTGAATTTTCCCCAAATCTGCTCTAGTCAAATCTCTCGAACCGATTCTATACGATTGCGCTCCTTCCAAAATTTCTTTTTCTGCTTTTTCGTAAAGTTCTATCCTACTTACAACAGAATTCAATTTGCGCTGAATTTGTACCTTTGTCATCACCAATCTCCGTCTGCGTAACTTCTTCTTTGCTTACGCACCTGTTTTTTTATAATTCTTACAGGTTTATCTTCCTTTTCTGTATTTCCTAACATATAAGCTTGCAATTTCTTCATATCAGGACTGCCTATTTTATATGCCGCATTAGCATAATTTCTGCAATCCAAAGGCTCATTCCTAATATGTTCCGACAGCTTTTCCCATACCCACTTGCCATTTTTATTGACAAGTTTTTCGGATAACAGGCCGTGAAAAAATCTATCATCATAACCACGTCCTTCATTTGAAGGGAAATGGCAAAACTTTGCTCCTGGCTGCTGTACCTGCAAGGCACTCATGATATGTTCCTTACCAGCATCAACTCCGATAGTATATAAATAACACCATCCAGCTACATCACCATTTTGTAAGACCTCAACTTTTGAAGGTTTCTTATCAGTGTAGGGTATACCTTCACCGCCTCTGCCTTTGATGGCAAATACTCTTCTGTTGAATCTTTTTGCGGTTTCCCTGTACACTTCCTGAGTATAGTGACCACCCGAATCAACAAAGGTAACTGATATCTTTAGTGAACGCCCGTCATAATATTGATAATCGTGATTAATTACATTATCAAGTTTAGCCCATACATCCGGATCATCAGGTCTTCCCCATATGACCCCTTTCTGAATGCCCCATGTCTCTTCGAACATTCCATAACCAACAACTTCATATTCCAGTCGATTATCCTGTGTGTCCACTCCGCAAGTCAGATATAATACGCCTTCAGGAAGTTCTGCTTCATACTCTTCAAGACCTTCCATCATTTCTTCTTCAGTCTTTAAATCGCCTCTATCTTCCCACAGCTGGCCAAACATGGTATTAAATACTGTTTTTAATTTTTCTACATCATTTTTCCCGCTTGCCTCTAAAAATCTTAGTATAATTTTTTCCCAAGTCATCCAAGGTGAAGAAAAACCATTTATCCAAAAACTTCTTGCACCATTTTGGTAAGCATCCGGATTCTTAGGTACCCATTTATGTGGAGCCTGCTTAGTTTGTTGTTCCGTCAAAGCACAACCACAATGAGGGCATGCATAATGAATGTCTTTTACAGTGTATGTTTTTTCTCCTCTGATAATCTTTTCTTCATGAGAAAATCTAATATTGTCAAAAGTAATAAAACTATATTCTTTACATTCAGGACATTCCATTTCCCAATATTCTTGTGTGCCAACAAAAAAAGACTTCTCTATCGTAGAAGTCCCTTTAATTGTAGGTGTTGACACCTGTACCATTTTTGAATTGTGAAATGTTGCCGTTCTAGCTTCTAGCAACTGTGTTGGGTCGCCTTCGCCACCAGCATTCTTTGTCCATCTATCAACCTCATCACCAAATACATATCTAGCAGGTATACCAGCCAAATTGGATGGACTATTTGCACCAGCAAGGGTAAGCATACCTCCTGGATACTTTTTCTTTTTAATCGTATTACTTGAAGAACGTGATTTGTTATCCGACACCTTTTTCTTAAGAGGTTGCGTATCTCGAATAAATGGGTCCAACCTTCTTTTTGAAAAATCTTCTGCAAAACTGTCAGTGGGCATTATCCATAAGACGGGTCCGGGATCTATGTCTATGATGTATCCCAACATTGCCATCATTAATGTAGTTTTTGCCACCTGTGCGCTTGCGCCAATCGCTATCCGCTTAACTTTTGGGTCTTTAAATGCGTTAGCAATTTCTATCATATAAGGTGTTCTATTAAATTTTATATATCCAGGCTCTGCTGAATTTTCAGCTGAAAGCCGCATATATCTTTCAGCCCACTCCTGCACTGAAATGTTTTCAGGTGGCGCAATGTTGGCAATTCTTCTATTTCCTTCTCGACCAGTCTTTTCGATATTTGGACTAATCTTCGCTATCGTCTGCTTCTTGCTCTTTCCAGCCTTTGCGTTCCCTTGCCCTTTTTTTGTAGTCTTCTTTGTCATATTCGTGTTTTGAAAGTTCTTCCAGTGCCTGATATATGTCTTGCCTTATCATGTCACTTATTTCTGCAGCATCCAATCCAAATTGTCCTGCTATCCTTGGACCCGATTTATTTGGCACTGCTAATATTGCTGACTTGATATCAAAAATCATAGCATTAAACAAATCTTCAACATCTTCTGCATTATGAAGCCGCCCATCTAACTCAGCCAACTCTCTTTCCATAATGTCAGCTTTTGCTTTTTTATATCTTGCATCTTCTTTCTTAACTTCTTCGCTCCAGTCAATCCCAGACTGTTTTTTCTTATCCTTCTCTTGGAAATCTCTGAGCTGTGCTGAAGCTTTCACCAAATCTAATTTATTTGCTCTTCCCTCTTTAACGCAGGAAAGCACACCCTCTGCAATCAACTGGTTAATATACGATTTTGTCACTCCATGCGTATTCGCAAATTCCGTTGTAGATACAAGTTTTGTAACCATTTTTATACCCTATACAACAACAACAGTTATTTTTTCCACTGGTGGCTACAGAAAGATTGCGCTCGAAGCACCGCATCTAAGTTATTTGACTAACCAAAGAACCTATTTTTAATTCAAGCTGTCTTTCTATATCATCGTCATACTTTATAATGATTAATCTGAAGCCATTGTCTTTAGCCCACTGTTTTTTTATACTGTCCCTTGCCTGCTGTTTTTGAAGTTGTTCTATTCCACCATAATACTCTATTGATTGATAGTGCTGTTTCCCATTATATTCGATTAATATGTTCGGCTGAATATAAAAATCAAATGATAGCATGGTTTTATATTTGCACCCTTCGAATCTCTTATGCATCATGTAAGAGATGTAATTATTCCGTAACCATTTAGCTATAATATATTCTCCAATAGATGCAGCATTATCATTTCTTCTGCACTCACACATCCATTGTTTTGTGAATAAAATATCGTCCAATGTTTTGAAATGTTCTTCACCGCACTTATTACATTTTATATGGAGCTTTTTCCTCCAGCCTTCGTATTCGCTTAATACTGTATATCCCATCTTTTCTAGGTTTGGAATGTACATATTCATTAATTGTTTTTCTTTCCTGTGTTTTCTCGATTGCTTTATGTATTCAGGTTGTCCCTTTTTGAAGTGATTATTTGAACATTCAGTGCATCCATATCTCAAAAGATTTGTTGCTAAACATTGACGTTTGTACCCACATTTGTGAATTGCAACTACTGGATTATTCATTCCATTAAATGTTAACAGTTTGTATTCTTTAGGCCATTTGTTTTCTAATCTCTCTTCAAATGTCTGTCTATTTATCATATGCTTCTCCATAAAATAGAGAATGTCAGGGGCTTGATCCTGACAATTAGTTTTTCTCTATATGGTTCGCATTTCGCTTACATTGTTTTAAGTTTTTACTACATCCATTAAAAACCTTCACGAACCTGTGACAGTCCTTTAATCAGCATACCGCTATGAAGGTTGGAGACAAATGATTTAATGAAACACAAAAGCAGGATACTGCCCATGTATCCTGCTTTCAGAAGTTGGTATTATGGATTAACTTAGTTTTCCACACAACCATAATATCACATTCTATATGTCATAACATGTCATTTTACGACTTTTTACGACAACTTTTGTAAATTTCAAAAAATTCAAAAAATATTTTTCTTTTTTCTATGTTGATTATGTATCTATAAGCACAGGACAGAAAGGAGACTCAAATATGTCCATAGATAGTACTTATGCAAAATATGTCAACTTGGAAAAAGAGAGAGTAAACGCAATCTATGCTCTCGCTCGGCTAGAACGCAATTGTTTCTTATGTTCTGAGTTGACAGAGCAAATCCACAACCTAATGGAAACTGTATATGGTATTGAAAAAGTGAATAAACCACTTTTGAGATACAAAGAAGAAAAGAATCAGAATCCATTACTTGACATAAGTGATTTGATTGTATCATTAGATTTTGATGCTGAAAGAATCCAACTGTATGGTAAGTGGAAAGAGTATAAGCGTATCCGTAAAAGATTATTGACGCTTATATAATTTTACTGTATCCCCAATGACAAAAATAAAAGACCACCCGCTGTGAAAGGTGGTCTTTTATTTGATTTAATAATAGTAGCCTGCTGCCACATTCAATATCAATTACTACTTACATTTAATTCCCCATTAAATCAAATAGATTCATCTGCCCTTCAATATCATCACTAGTCTTTTCAACCTTGGGTGGCTCTGGCTTCCATCCTTCAGGATAGCAATTTATATCTAGTGTAAATTCATTATGAGTCATTGCTTCTCTGTGAAATGATGGTATATGTCTTGGTTGGAAACTACACACTTGCAATTGTGCTACATTGTCAGGCAAATGTTCCACATTCTTTTTTATAAGTTTCATTGGTAAATTCATTCCATGCAGCACATCCCTAATTTCTCCTTTGTTAAGTCTTTTTTCGCTTCTTCCATCAATATGCTTTGTATATTTATGTCCGTCAATTGCTTCCCTAACCTCAATAGAATATTCACATGGAAACTGTTCTATATCTTTTCCAACTCTATAGCCCTGGATCCATCTACCACTTCCATGTTCTCTTACAACTATTTCTACTGAATCACAGTTAGGAGCTGCACTAACCAATTCTTTTACATTCATTCATTTATTCCTTTCCGCATCCATTGCATCTAGCACCACACAACTTAATTTTGCACTGTCTGCAACATACTTTTATGCATTCAATTTCATCAAGGCTATCTGCAACTTTCCACAATTCTTCTCGATTACATGTATGTCCAGAGAACTTGCACACTTTTTGTCTAAGGTTCTTGTCAACCATTGGCCAACCAATATGAACCCCAGTGCATTTTCCGATAGGTTCATCAAATGTAATATCAATTCCTCTTAGGTTGCAATCCCACAAGTAGTTATCTCTTGCACCACCAGAATGATTATTTGCTTCCTTTAATTTCGTAATTCTGTCTTTTTGGGGAAGTTTTTTCCAATCTTTACAATACCGAATTGTCCAATTGTAAATTCTTTCAATTACTTCATTTTCGATTTGCCTTTGCTTATTGATTGCTTTCTCAGTATCATCTTCCTTAAGAAAATCAAATATATCAAAAATGCTTAACTGCCCTTCTATTTCTGTTTCCCTATATTTCATATAAGTCTCTTTATTAAAGTCTCACTTAATCCTCGTTTTGTTCCTTTAACTTTTTTACAAATTCATAGCAAGTATCAATAATTCCGTATGCTCTTGCTTTTATTTGGCAATCATTAGTACTCGTCATACCTTGATATTTTTTGCACATATTACTTGCAATTTGTTCTGCCTTTACAAGTAAATCTGCTCTGCCTTGCCTTAATCCCTTTTGATATGCTTTAGCTTTCATTTTTTCAAAAGTTTCTTTACTAACCATATCATTTGTCCTTTTGTATTTTTCAATTGCATCTGTACTAACCTTTGTGTCATGTTCTTTCATGGCTGCTTCAAATTCTATTTTGAAAAAACACTGATTACACACACCACCAAAGTTGTCCCATTCTGCTTCTTTTCCGCAAAATACACACTTTTTATTTTCGCTCAATGCCTACTCCTTTAATTTATGTGTCCTGCTGCCAGTTACTCAGCTTTTAATACTTTAGCTTTAATGTCCTCAATATACATCAGCGCATCTATTAGTTCTTCTTGCAGATATGTCAATCTTTCTACTGGAGAGAGAGTTGTGTTCTCTTCCAGTGTCTGCCCATAAGTCCTGATGCCTTTTTCTGTTTGCTTCTTTTGCATTTCGCATATATTGTTCCAATAGTTCATGCTTACTCCTTTAAATTATTGTTTTGGTGGGTTAATTCTGTGACTTTAACTTTTTCAATATACTTTTAATTAAATCTGTTTCGACTATGCCGAATGAAATCTGTTCTAATGTATCTATCTTTGCAATACATTCATCAATCGCATCTGCCCTGCCTTGCTGATAACCTCTGTCATAATCCACTTGGCTATATGCTCCTATGTTTTCAATCATTGCTCTGCTCCTTTAGCTGTTCCTTGCGTTGAGGTCTAAAGCCTATGCCTTTTTCGTTTATGATTTCTAATGCTTCAAACAGTTTGGATTCTCTGACATAAGAACCACACATTACCTTGTATGTGATTTCTAATGCTTCTTCTACT